AAACAGTCAATGAGTTTATGAAAGAATATAAAGCTATGGCTGCAGAAGAACGGCCCAAGGTTTTATTTGTATTAGATAGTCTCGGTATGTTACTGACTCCTACTGATGTCAATCAATTCGAAGCAGGAGATCTTAAAGGTGATATGGGCCGTAAGCCTAAAGCGTTGACAGCATTAGTACGTAACTGTGTAAACATGTTTGGTTCTTACAATGTTGGTCTAGTAGCAACTAACCATACATACGCAAGTCAAGATATGTTTGATCCCGATGATAAGATTTCAGGTGGACAAGGTTTTATCTACGCAAGTTCTATCGTGGTTGCCATGAAGAAGTTGAAGTTGAAAGAAGACGAAGATGGCAACAAGATTTCAGAAGTCAAAGGTATTCGTGCTGCCTGTAAGATCATGAAGACACGCTATGCCAAACCTTTTGAATCAGTACAAGTCAAGATTCCTTATGAGACAGGTATGAATCCTTATAGCGGTCTTGTTGACCTCGCAGAAGGCAAAGGCATGTTAGTTAAAGATGGTAATAGACTTTCTTACACAACTTCGGATGGGGAGATTCTCAAGTTCTATCGCAAAGAATGGGAACGCAACGAAGGAGGTTGTCTCGATGTAGTAATGGGAGACTTTGGCAAAGTAGCCGAAAAATCTCAAACCGAGATAACTAATATTGTTGAACCTCAACCGGAGAGCGTAGAATGAAAGACGATTTAATCGCAGATATTTGGACTTTAGTAGTTGAACACATCCCAGAAAAAAACAGAGCAGATGTAGCTTCAGATTTTGTCAATACATTGCTCGACTATGGTGTAAAAGATTCAGTATTAGAAAGCCTGCAAGGAGTAGATCCTTATCTCGACGATGCTATCGATTATGCCATAGACGGTGAAGAAATCGAAGAAGACTACAATGACGAAGAAGACTACGAGGATTAAATGAATTGGTACGATCGAGTTTCAAAAGATATCAGCAATATTCCAGATGCCGCAGCATATTACGAAGCAGAATTATTAGAAGCTAAGAAAGATGCCCGCATAGCGGGAAACATCGAAAAATCATCAGCATCGATGCCAGGTATCGTAGAAACTCGATTTAACCAACTTCAAGAAATTGAAGCGATATTAGAATACCTCAATATAGAACTTCGTAGACTCCGCAGCCAACATTTCCGTAAGTACTTAGAAAATTATCAGAGATCCCTAAGTTCTAGAGACTGCGAAAAGTTCGTAGAAGGAGAAGCCGATGTTGTCGATTTTGAAAAGATCATCAACGATTTTGCTTTGCTACGTAATAAATGGCTAGGTATTATCAAAGCATTAGATCAAAAACAATGGCATCTCAGCAATATTATTAAATTGCGAGTCGCTGGCATGGAAGACGCTTCAGTTTAAAAATTATTTCATAATATGCGCAGATAAATATCTGCATGAAAAAAATCATTCTAATTTCTGGAGGGTTTGATCCCATCCATTCTGGACATATTTCTTATATCAAATCAGCCGCCGAGTTAGGCGATGTACTAGTTGTAGCGGCCAATTCGGACTTGTGGCTAAGAAAGAAAAAAGGAAAAGAATTTTTATCTTGGGAGGAAAGATCAATCATATTGTCCTCTCTAAAACCAGTCGATAGAGTTATTAATTTTGACGATAGCGATGGTTCAGCGATTGATGCTATACGAAAAACTAAAGAATTATATCCAGAAGACAAAATAATATTCGCTAACGGCGGCGATCGAACAAAAGACAATATTCCCGAAATGATATTTGAAGATGTTGAATTTGTATTCGGTGTCGGTGGAGAAGATAAAAAGAATTCAAGCTCTTGGATATTGGAAGAATGGAAAGCACCCAAGACTGAACGAGATTGGGGATATTTTCGAGTTTTGCACGAAGTAGAAAAACATACTAAAGTTAAAGAACTAACTATAGATCCCGGACAAAAGCTATCAATGCAACGACATCAAGATAGATCAGAACATTGGTTCGTTGCCGAGGGAACTGCCACGGTTTACACAGTCAATCAAAGTACAGATTATGAATTACTTGGAATTTTTAATAAACATCAATCCCTACATATAGATCGTACCCAATGGCATCAACTTTGTAACGAAACAAATAAACCGTTGAAAGTAGTTGAAATACAATACGGAGATAGATGTGTAGAAGAGGACATTGAAAGAAAATGTTTAAATTAACATGGTTTAAACATGCAACTAATTTTGGCGATACGCTGACTCCGAAAATTTTTGATTATTTTAATCTAAAATATGTTTATTCCTCAGAAAATTTAATACTTTCAACAGGGTCAATTGCTAGACATGCAGGAATCAATACATACGTATTAGGTTCAGGAATAATTAGTAAAAACGATAAATTAGTTCCGAATGCAAAATGGTTATTTGTCAGAGGTCCGTATACTAGAAATAGAATAATCTTTTTAGGTGGGTCTTGCCCAAGAATTTATGGTGATCCCGGTCTGCTATTATCAAATATAATTGATGAAAGTAAAAAAGAATATGATTTAGGAATCATTCCACATGTGGTAGATTATGACATAGTTAAGGAAAGATATCCTTCGGAAAACGTTATAGATCTTAAAACAACAGATCCATTTGAAATAGTAAAAGAAATAACAAAATGTAGAAAAATTATATCAAGCTCGCTACACGGCATTATATGCGCTCATTCATTTAATATTCCGGCTGCATGGTGTAATTTTTCTTACAATTTAAAAGGAGACAACATAAAATTTGAAGATTACTATTCTTCTGTAGGGTTATCTGCTGAATTGTCTTCTATAAACGATCCAATTTTTACAGTTCCTAAATATATCAAAATGGATGCTGTTATTGATATTTTTAAAAATTTAAAGGAATACATATATGACAACATGTACTTGGATAAGCTCAATTAGCAACAAATTATTTAAAACATACAAAAATGCTATCGACACGTGGTATCTGCTACCTGGAGAAAAAATTTTACTAATGGATGGCGGACTTGAAACTATCAACGAAGTTACAGTTAAAGATTTTTGGAACTTAATTGGTAGAGATTATAATTGGCTTAAAGAACCTAGACCAACAAAAGCAAATAGATTTTGGTTTAAGGGAATGTCTCTTTATTATGCTCTTAAAAATTTTAAAACAGATTATGTTGTTTGGATTGATGCCGATGTTTTTGTTTCTTCCGAGATTGATATAAAACTGTTAGATATAGGTAATAATCTATTCTCAACAATGTATTTTAAAAGTTATAATTCTGAAAAGCCGGCGTATGTTGCCGAAACAGGGTTACAAATTTTTAATATGCATCATAAAGATATAGAAAAATATGCCGATGAATATTTTAATTATTGGGAATCATTAGAAATATTAAATTTATATAGAGCATATGATGGGTATGTAACTGGAGCTCTAGTACCTAAATATGATTTTAAAAATTTAGTTGTGAAAGACGATTCAACAAGAAAACCGTTACAAAATACTTTTGAGTTTACAAATTTTTCCAATCATTTAGTACATTATTTAGGTATAGAGAATAAAAGAAAATTAGAAACTCTGGAAATCAATACAATATGAAAATTTTTATCGGATACGATCCTAGAGAAGACATCGCATATCAAGTATGCAAACATAGTATTTTGAAAAGACAGCCAAATGCAGTAGTGAGACCTTTGATACAAAAAGAATTAAGAGACGCAGGTTGGTATTCTAGACCAGTCGATAAACTAGCTAGCACAGAATTCACATTTACTAGATTTCTAGTTCCTGAGCTCTGTGATTTTAAAGGATGGGCATTATTTATGGACTGCGACATGATCCTTCAAACCGATATCAGCGAATTGTTTGCACTAGCCGACGATAGGTATGCCGTAATGTGTGTACATCATGATTACAGCCCTAAGCAAGATACAAAAATGGATGGTTGCAAACAAACAGTATATCCTAGAAAGAATTGGTCCAGTGTTATGCTTTTTAATTGTGCGCACCCTAGCAATAAAAAACTAAATCAAAAACTAATAAACGATCCAGAGATTACTGGTGCTTATCTTCATAGATTTAGCTGGCTAAACGATGAGGAGATAGGGGAATTGTCACCCGAATGGAACTGGTTAGTAAATTGGTATCGAGAACCTGTTGAC